ACCTAATGTTACAGAACCTGATAAACCTGTACCAAATGTAACAACGTGTACACCATCTCCTTTAAATAAGAAATTTAATATATCACCTACATAAGGTGTATCTGTATTAGCATTAACAGTCATATCACCAGTTAAATCTGATAATACAAGTGTTTGTTCTTGACTAGTTTTTATATCTACAATAGGTGCATACGGAATCTCTAAGTTTTGTCTTGTTATTAACAAAGCTTGATTTGTACTACCTGGTAAAATACGGTATCTTAATTCGTTCATTTTTTAATATTATGTTATTGATGCACCAAGTGTAATACAACCTAATTCAATATCAGATAATGTATTAACTTCAAAAGTATCACCATCCCAAGAAGACGGTATTACTTTATTAATTTGCATTCCAGCAGTTCCAAATTTAGTATACATAAAATATAAAGTAATTACATCACCTTCTATTTTAATGTTAATTTTAAAGTTTTCTGATGGTCCAGATTCTTGAACCACTTTTTTATAAAGTATTCCATCTTCTGAAGTATATCCTTCTCTCTCTAATGTATTTGCAATTTTTAACAACATTGCAAGTTTTTGTGTTATATTCATAATCTATTTATTTATATTACTATCTTTAATATGCCATCTCCACCAACATTTGTATAATAAATGTCACCAACTATTAAACCTCCTAATAAAGCAGCAGCATTATTTGCATAAGCAGCCATACCATCAAAAGTCCAATGCACTATATTATCACCAAATTTTATTTGATTACTTTCAGTAGCTAATGAACGAGCACCAAGTGATGTTGAATTATATTGACCTGAATAAATACCTGAACCCGCTTGATAACCTATGGCTGTATTATCATAACAACCACTTGAAGCATTTTTTAATGCCTCGGCACCAACGGCAGTATTATTTCCTTGTGTATTTGAATATAATGCTTGATAACCAACAGCAACACCTCTATCACCTGTAAGATTTAAACGAAGTGAATGAAAACCAATTCCTGTGTTATCGGAACCTGTGTTATTTGAATAAAGTGATTGGTCTCCAATACTTGAATTACCATTCCCAGTTGTATTACTATAAAGAGAGTCTTTACCAAAAGCACTATTACTTACACCTGTATTTGAATAAAGTGAATAATAACCAAAAGCACTGTTATTATTACCTGTTGTGTTATATAAAAGAGTTCCAAATCCAAAAGCACTATTACTACCACCACTTGTATTTCTATAAAGAGAGTCTTTACCAAAAGCACTATTATTATTACCTGTTGTGTTATATAAAAGAGTTCCTAATCCAAAAGCACTATTACTACCACCACTTGTATTTGAATATAGTGATTCATAACCAAAAGCACAATTACCATACCCAGTTGTATTTGAATTCAGTGCAGAAAAACCAAAAGCACAGTTTTCGTCACCAGTTGTATTTGATACAAGTGTAAGATAACCAAAAGCACTGTTATAAGAACCTGTTGTATTTGCAGCAAGTGTGTAATAACCAAAAGCGCTATTTCTTGAACCTGTTGTATTTGAATAAAGTGATTGATAACCAAAAGCACTGTTATTATTTCCAGAAGTATTATTATAAAGTGATTGAAGACCAAAAGCACTATTGTTACTAGCAATATTATTTAAAAGTGCTTGATAACCAACAGCTGTATTATTATTTCCAGTTGTGTTACTATAAAGTGATTGATAACCAAAAGCACTATTATTATTTCCAGAAGTATTTACTCGAAGTGTTTGATAGCCTAGTGCTGTATTATGTAAAAGATGGTCAATAGTACCTGATTGAATATTATTAACTCTGATATTCAATATTGTATTATCTGTTGTACCTATAAAGTTTGTACTTGGTACAGTACCGCCGTTACCAGTTAAAGACCAGCTAGCGGAAATACTAGCAGATAGTGGACTTGATAATGTACCATCTCCAAATATAGTAACACCGTCTGTGTTAACTGCTTTAAGTTGATTAACGGTTACTGAATAGTTATCAGCACCGGAAGCAATAACAGCTAATTCTGAACCTGAAAGAGGACCAGCTGGTGTTAGTTGACTAATTTTTTTATCTTGTGCCATGTTTATTAATTATAAGATTCTAATACAATGTGACCGTTATTTTCTAAAAGAACGTAAGGTCCACCAACACCTAAAGCTACTTCTTGTTCTAAATAACCAGGTAACGGTGTTTGAGTCCATAAAGTAGCGTATAATATATTGTTATATGCATTGTATTTATTCATCTGATTGCTAGTAACTAAACTTAATTGATATGTTAATTTTCTATTTAAGTTTTTATCAGCAACACCGTTTATATTATTATCTAACATAAATTTAGATAATAAGTCTAGACTACCATACGCTTGTAATGTTAAATCAAATGTTGACATGGTTGGTTGACCAGTAACAGTAGACGTTTTAATATAAGCATCCGGTGTTTTAAAACTAAGAGGTGCAGGGATGAAATCCGACAAACTAGGGTCATATTTAACAGTTGTACCAGTAAATAAATTAAGGTCTGCATCAACACCATATACGCCAATATCCATGTTACTAAGCATAAACTCAGTAATTAGATTAAGGTCTCCGTATAAATATGTTACCATTTCAACAACGGAGTAGTTAGGTATGATTTGTGTTGTTTGTACTGACATACCTTATTTATTTTTATTGTTCTGCTCTTTCTGCGTTAGGATGTATTGTATATGTGCCATCAGGCTTATATATCGCAATAGGACGGCTAGAATAACCATCAGAAGTTAATTGAACAGTCATATTACTAACAATTGCTTGTTCTTGACCAGCAGAATTAAAATAACTCCATAAACCTACACCTAATTGAGGAAATTCTTTCCACCAACCTGGATAAGATACAATAATATCGGTAACATGTTGTTGGTCAGATGGACCAGTTATTAAGTCACCGTATAAAAAATTAAGGTCTCCATCATCGGTTTTTTGTAAAAAATCAGTAAATACCATAATTATTTATTTTTATTTTCTTCTTCTTTATCATCAGTAAAAAAATTTGTCATAAATTCACCGGCAATACCTACACAAAATAATATAATACCAACCCATTTATAGTCTGACATAACTGCAGGGACAGCTAAAGCGGCAGTCGCTTTAAAAGCTATACCGAGTTGTCTCATTTTTTTTGCAGTTGGCTTAAAATAGCCTGTCTTTTCAAATCTCATTTTAATCTAGGGTTACGTTATTACTTGTTGTATTTTGTATATCACTGTTATATGTTGGTAGCATTGCTGATAAAGAGGCTGTTAATGATGCAGCCGCTGCTACTACAGCAGGGTCTGTACTACCTGAACAAGAATTAGCAAATGTATTTACAGCAGTTAACATGTTATACACATCAGTTAATGCTGTTATATTTTTGTCTCCTAATACGGCCTTACTTGAACCTGCATTTATTTTAACTGTTGAACCGTTACCTGATGCATCGATTTGAATACCACCACCAGAATTATTTGCTGGATTACCAATTAAAATTTGTTCACCAGTACTAGCAAGTAATTGTATTTCACAATCTTTAATTTTACTTGATTGTGAATCATAATATTTACCCATTAATAGTTGTTGACCAGCCGCAGTTATTGTTAACATAGCATCAATATCAGAAAACATTGATACAAAAGGAGTTGTTTTTGTAGGATATGTAACAACAACAGTACTATCAACAGATGGAACTAAAATAAAACCATCATTTTGTTCAGCATTTAATTGTATTCCTGATATTTTATAATCTTCATCGACTGAAGATATACCTGAAATAGGTCTAATTGTACATGTAAAAGTATCATAATCAACAGCTGTAACTGTTGCAATAAGTATATTAATCCAGTCTCTTTTATGAGTACCGGCCAATTCTTGTATAATTTCTCTAAAATCACGTGGTGTTGGATTCATGTTATATTTATCTTTAAATACCCTTACTTATCTCGCTATCTGTTACACCTTTATCTCCAATTCGAATATCTAAGTCAACTATTTGTCTAAAACCACCAATACCAAAAGTTGTTGTAACTGCTCTAACAAAATATTTACCAGTTCTTTCCGGTAAAACATTATCTTTCAATGATAATTTATCACCATGTTTAACTCGTGGTAAACCAAATGTCTCAAAACTACCTCTCCAACCTTCATAAGCAAACTTTCTTAATTGAGATGTAGCAGCTTGTATAAGTTCATCAGTGCTTTTTTTATTCCAAAAATAAAATGTTTTAGTTTCACCTTCAAAGTTTTTAGCTGCATCTTTTGGAGCTGTTCCGTTTTGTAAAACTTTAGAAATAAATTTACCGTTTTGAAATCCTACAAACACTTCGTATCTTTCTTTTTTAGTTTGTGTTTTTCCGTTTGACTTATTTGTTTTTCCACCAACATCTTTTGAATCATAACTAAAAGCAATCGCACCCATGTTAACATCATCAATTCTATTATATTCTAATTTATCAGATATAATATTGTTTTGAAATTCAAAATATACATCAGATGATTCACTAGAATCAGGCCAATATATTATCGGACTAGAATGTAATGCCATTTGTTCACCAGGTTGAGCTCCTCCTGTTGCAGGGTCTACTGTTCCTGTACATAAACGCAACCAGCTTTCAAAACCTACTTCTTTTCTTAAACGGTCTAATACTTTTGCTAACGTTTCATTCTCAGTTTTAAAAACAGAATTTGTTGTTGTAACTGTATCAGATGGAGCAGGTTTAAAATATATTTTTCTATCTAAACCACTTAATTGATTATTATAAGCATGTAATAAATCTTTTACAATATGTTCTACTGTATCAGTTATTTTATATGTTTTAGGAGGAACTGCAAATTGTTGAAATTTGTACATGTCGTCCATACATTCAATTTCAATTGGTATTTTATTTATAACTTTAGTAATCCATCCATCAAAAATTATATTACTTTCTAATTTTTCAGTAGTATCATCAGTAAAATAACGGTATCCAGCTGTTACTGTAATTCTATCACCTCTCATCACAAGCGGCCAAGCATCAGGTGAATCAACATTAGCAGGCATAGAAGCAATACCTTTTACATAATCATACGTTTTACCATCAGGTGTATATGCATAAACAGTTGATACACCATTACCTGAACCTCGTGGCATCTTAAATTTACAAGTATCACCTAGATTACGCCATGAACTAACTACTTCTAATTCAGTAACATATCCAAATTCAACAGAGCCTCCTCTATTTGGATAAGTTGAATTATCAGCAAATTGTATTTTTATTTTTATTTCAGGTCTTAACATTATTTTCTGTTTATTGTTAATGGTACTGGTAAATCAGATAAGCAATTAAGTTCAAATGCTTGATATGAATAAGAACCAATACTTTGCGGAAATGAATAACTCTCTACAACTAATCTATCGATACCCATTAGTGTTAGATACCGGCTATTTATTTTTAAAGCTACAGGTGCTATAAGTATTTTTCTAAAATCATCTACATCTTTATATGGATAAATTCCATTAGCTCCAGGAATAATACCGGATATTTTAATTACATAATCACTATCGGAAATATATTCTTTTATAGAACCTTGTAAACCTTGTACTTGTGTTTTAATAATATTTTTATCTTGATTTACATCAAATAAAACAGTGTCAATTTTAATACCTGGATATGATGCTGGCTTATTATCAAATGTGGTATAACTACCAGAAGCAATATCTAAATTAGCCATAACTTTAGTACCTAAGCTAGATATACCAACAGCTCTACCTGTTTCTGCATCAGGAATTGGTGTACCAATTAAACGTACACCAGCTTGATATTTTACGAATTCAATTGCACCTGTTAAAGCATTTGTTTCTACTTGTGATATACCAGCATTAAACTGGATATTACCTTGAGTAGCTAATGCTTTTTTAAGTTGTTCTGAATTTACTGGAATTTTATATACATTTGCCATAATTATGAATGTCTTGTTGCTAAGTTTTGTGAATCATTTAAAGCATCTGTTAATGCTTCTAATAATGCTGCGTGTACTTTTCTAGGAGCCTCGTGCATATTAGTAGTTGCAATATGAACTTCACCAAATTTTTCAATAGTAATATTAATTTGTGTTGGTGCAGTATGACTACCACTACCTGTTGAACCGCCTGATAAAACATTATCTTTTTTATTATTATTATTATTATTATTATTATTATTTTTTTTATTTTTTTTAAGTAATTCTTCTGCATCTGAAGCAGCAGATGCAGTATGGCTAGCTTCAATACTTGTATTATAGCCTGATACATACGCATTAGCTATTTTAGCACCTGCATCTTTAGCAGCATCAGACATTTGACCCCATCCTTCTTTTATAAGTGATGGGTCCAATGTAATAGTACCAGCTATTATTTTACCTAAACCAATAAAAACATCACCAACTACATCAGCAAATACTTTAAGAGCAGCCCAAGTTCCATCAACAATAGCTCTAAACTTTTCAAAATGTTGATAGGCGTATATTAGACCAACAACTATTGATGCAATTGCAATAATAACTAATCCAATAGGATTCGCCTCCATTACAAGATTTAAAGCAAATTGAGCAGCTTCTAATAATTTAGTATAAGTAATCCATGTTGAAAAACCAAGTATAATAGTACCAACTACCTCAGCAAATAATCCTAACACCACTTTATTTTTATCAATCCAAATAAACACATCTTTAAGAACCTTTGCTATTCCTAATAAAATTGGTTCAATTTCTTTAAAAGCAGATTCTATAATTGGACCTACGGTAACAGACAATTCTTCTGCTGCTTGTTGAATACCTGCAAACATGTTTTTATCTCTCTGCAAAGCGGCAAAACCAGCCGTACGCTGCTCTATGATATTCATCATATCTTCAGCAGCTATAGTACCATCTGTTATCCCCTTTTTCTGTTCAGCTGATAATTTAATACCGGCTTGTGATAATACTGAAATAGCAGCTTTAGGTTTAGTATACATTTCTGCAAGTGCATCTGCACCTTGTTTAGCAGAAGTCTTTGTAAAAGCTGCATAATTAATTGCTAACTCGTTAAGTTTTTCTTGTTTGTCAGCGGCTAAACCTAATCGTGCAATACGTTCCTGACTGTCAATTAAATCTTGTTTAGCAAAGTCACCAATAGAACGCATCTTATCAGCTTGCATTGTAAGTTGCTCAACAGTCATTGCATGTTCAGCATTTACATTATTTATTGTATTCTCTAGACGACCTTGTGCTTCATCAATGGCATCTGCTTGTTCATAGGCAGCTTTACCCCATTCTATTACTTTTTCAATAGCAAATAAAGCAGCCAATTTCTCAGCTACTTTACCTACAGAATCTCCAAATTTTTCGGCTTGTTTTTCAGCATGTTTAAACTTACCTTCTAATCCTTCTACTTTTTTAGATAGATTTTCGATTTTAGAGGTAACTTCATCCTGTATTTTTATAATAATATCTATATTAGATGCCATACTGTTATATATTTTTTACTACTCTACTTTAACCTTACCATCCCATCTTAAGGCATAAGATAATTCACACCAACGTTCACAGAACTGGTCGTCGTCTAAAGTATCAGGGTCTTCATGTAAATAATAACGTATTAATGCACCCATGTGTCGAATATCCATTTGATTACCAGGGTCACCTAACCAATATTCATTTATTTTTTTTTTAGACCATCAGTGTATACTTGTAACATATCAGCACATTGCATTGCAGCTGATATAACAATATCATCATCACCACCAATTGGATTCATTCTAGGGTCAGAATGTTCAGCTAAAAAACCACTTTCTAACAAAGGCATACCCATGTCAACTGGATTAATACCAGAACCCGTTGCGTGAATACGAGTAACTGCTCCAACAGCAACTATCTTAGCTTGACGAGACGGTTCACGTACAAAACCAACACATAAATCATTTTCAGATATTTCTAATGCAATTGCTCTTACCGGTTTACCGTATTGCAATTTTAATTGTTCAGCTTTAGCTTGAATTTCTTCAGTAGTCATTTTAATCATATTGTAAAATTTTTATTTCTTTATATATTATAAAAGAAAAAGAAAAAGGAGACGTTTTAAGCCTCCTTTTTCTTTTGTATATATAATATTTAATTATACTCCGTAACTAATACCACCAATAATAAGAGGTATTGTAACTTCAATTTTACCATCACCTTGTGCTGACTTCAAAGGATTTTCTAAGAACTCGGCCATGTGAATAATGTCTACTTTAGATGTAACTCTACTTCCACCGTACACAATTTGAATATCAAAAGGTGCTATTTGAGTTGGGTCTTTCATTGGAGAAGCATTAACTATACCAATCCATTCATCAAGATACAACTTAATTGAACCATCATATTCTTTATTACCATAACCTCTAGAAATTGGTTCAACACCAATACCATAATTATTTTCTTTTTTCTGTTTGCTATTATAGTTTATTTCTGTAATACCTATAATTGGAACACCAAAAAGAACAACGGTCACATTAGACCAGCTGTAATTTACACCATTTATTAACGCAGTTGCCATTTTTATTTTGTTTTCTTTTTCTATTTATTAGCTTATGCTAGATACAAACCCTAAATTAACAACAATATTTCTTGCAATTGCTTCAGGAAGTAATTGAACAGTAACAATTAAGGTACCTGTTTGTAATAAATTCTGAGCAGGGTCTATAATAACTTTAAACGCACTTAATTCTTGAGGCTTAGCTCTTGACATTGTATCTAAAGATGTTGTAGCTAAAGATGTAATGTAAGCTATATCAGTAGCTGATAAAGTACCATCAGCATTCAATGTAATTGATTGACTCAATACTGGTATTAATGCAGAGTAAAGTAATCTTGATGCTTTATCCCAAGTACGATTATCATTGATGTATGCATAATCACTAGATGGTTTAATAGCGCAAGAATTGTTCTGTGCAAAAGTACCTGACACACCTTGATATGTTCTTAAAAAGATATATGCAAAGTTTTGTAATTGTAATTGTAATGTCTGGTCTGCTACTTCATTAACTAATCTACCGTTAGCATACGCTGGTGTAGCTAATTCAACACCATTTGTAAGGTTAAATCCACCAACCCAAGCAATACTTTGTGATACTGCGCTCAATGATACTGCTCCTAAAATAGCACCAATGTCTGTAATTGATGTACCTTGTGCTGCAAAAATTGCTGCTCCTAAACCTGCACCGTCTTGTGATATAGTAACAGATACTCTATTATCAGCATGTGTTGTTAAATCTTTAAGTGTTGTCAATGCGGTAAATGTATCAGGACTTGTAAGACCAGCTAAATCTGTTGCAAAAATAGTAATAAGAGGTGTATGTAATGAAGCTAGACTAGTAGCTTTAGCTTGTAATAAATCAGCTATTGCTGGAATAACTTCTACAGTAGTCATACCAAAATCACTAGCAATTAACTCCGAAATACTAGGGTCTGTTCCGTCACCACTAGGACTACCAAGATATAAACCTACTTGACGTATTGCTCCGTTAGCTGCTACTTGCATATCAGTTACTTCGGCAAAATCCCAAGTTTGACCACTTACTGGAAAAAACCCAACAAATAAACTA